AGTAGTGTTCTCCCATTAATATTAAAATTTTAACCGACATACTTGAAAAAATTGTTTATGGAATTCAAATCTCAATGTGCGCTATTGTCAAGATCTGTTAGAAAATCTAAACTTGGAAATGAAGCATAAAGTAAATAAAGTAACAATTTTGTGAGTCCGACTGTATCGGCTAGCGTTTCATGTTTTTTTTGCTTTTTTTTGTTTTTTTATTATCACTAATTTACTAGAATCACACTACTAGTTTAGACTTCAATAGATCAAACTATATTTTAAGGAATTTTAAGGGCAAATCACTTCCAGAAGACAACAAGTATTATTTTATTATTTTAAGATACACAAATTATTGAACATATTACACCAACACACAATCACACTACTAATAGATATTTGACAATACCAAGCCTAATACAAATATTTATGTTTTTTTATTTTTTAAAATGTTTTATGATTTTTTTGTATTTTTTTGATTTATCAATATTTTGTCATTCTATTCAACCACACGTTTTAAACATTATAACTAGATCTATTAGATATCATTATTATTTAACTACTTCATAGTAAATCTTACAAATATTATCCCTCATATAAATGATACCTAATAAATCTTACTTTTAGCCCTTTCTCAAATTCAAAATATTACCAAATTCAAGTGGAAGAACCACAATATTTGCCAATAAAATCCAAGAATTCCTTAACAGCATGTTCATTTCTGATTTCCCTTCCAGTAGTGCCAACATTTCTCCTAAATTCATTATACATGTCTTTAATATTGTTGACACCAAGTTTAGTGATTATTTCAGAAATTGACACTTTTGTAAGATCATGCTTTCTATTCATTTTAGAAACCAGTGAATTTACAATTTCAGCGTTAGTTATTGTTTCAGGAATGTTTAAAGCTTTACGACATTCCAATCTGACCATGGTTAAAGCTATAGTTTCAATTGGAAAGACATCATAAAGAAACTCATATCCTGGAACAACCATCCAATAATATAAAGAACTCTGTGGTAGCCTCATTTGTCCTGCAAGACGATTCACTATAGAAATAGATGGATTCTTCCTATCTTTGATAGCAACTTCAACAGCTTTGAATTGCTCCCAATCATATTTTTCCATGACTGTGTGAGCTAATATCTGATAAGCCATGATTGCACAAGCTTTATTAAATGATACAGCATTCTCAATGCTAGTAGCTTGAATTTCAGAGCATAAAAAGAGACTATAATTATTACTTATTGGAAGCTCTAAGAAACCATCAGAAACTAGCCTCTTTTTTATCTCCTGACTGTTAGAAAGATGTGAAGCACATGTTTCGACTGAACCAACTCGAGAATACTTCGTGATATCAAAATCCAAATCACTTGTAAAGCCACCAACAAATGCTGGAGATTTGAAAACTGATACTGCTGTATTGCTGGAATTTTTGCTAGAAGTTGCACGATTGTTAACGACTTCAGTAAATGTTATTGTTCTCACACTGTTTTTCTTCCCGAATTTAACTGTATTAGGATCAATTTTAACATTAGATGGAACAGCAGATCCAGAATTCGAAGCATCACCTTGCATAGGCTTTGGCATATTTGAAGTTTTTTCGCACACACACAAGATTTAACAACCACTTAGAAATTACTTGACTTTAGGCTTGTTGAAAATTTGATATTAATGGGAGTTCACTACT